ATGCACCATCACCAACCATTTGGTGAAGTTTGATACCAGTTTGGATATCTGAGCTCAAGCAGTCCCATAAGAAGAGCCATTCACCGTATAAACGGTCAATCATTTGACCACCTATATCAAGTTCTACATACCTAAGAAGATTGTAGCCCAAACGAGTTTGATCGTTGTTCATAACTGCTTGTGGGGGAAGAACGACTTCGAGATAAGTAGAATACAATAAGTCGGCATGACGAGGAATTAAAGCAGAATGTTTGACACCCCAAGCGGCTTCACCAGCTAAGTTAATGCGAAATGGTTCCATCGCGAAGTTTGTGTGACGTTTGAACAAACCTTTCCAGAAAGTGATTTGAGGGTTTCCAGAGAGGTATGCGTCTTGCGCACCATAAGCAACGAGTTGTAATAGACCGCCACCCATTTTGTATTTATATGTTACTTACAATCATTTTTTCTGAAAATACTTACTTGCGATGACGACGAGTGCGACGACGCTTTCCTCCAGTTGGTGCAGATTCGCTGTCTGAGCTTGAGTCAGATGAGGAATCGGATGCACCTCCGTGGTATGTTTTCTTAGCACTCTTGAGGACATGGGAGAACCATTTCTTGCCCATGGACTTCTTTTGTCCTGCCATCTTCTTCATTGTCTTCTTGACATGTGCCAACCATTTACCTGCCATTTTATACTCATATGCCACATTTTTTACGCAGTGCAGAATGGACAAGGTTTTCCACATTTTGGACATAGTGGGACTTCGGCAGTTTCTGAAACTGGACTTGTTGTTGGGGCTGGTGTTTCTTCGGCTACCGGTTCAGTAACTGCTGGTGTTTCTTCGGCTACCGGTTCTTCAACTACTGGTTGGTCTTCAGTAACTGGTTCAGTAACTGTTGGTGTTTCTTCGGCCACCGGTTCAGTAACTACTGGTATTTCTTCAGTAACTGGTTCAGTAACTGTTGGTGTTTCTTCGGCTACCGGTTCAGTAACTGCTGGTGTTTCTTCGGCTACCGGTTCAGTAACTACTGGTGTTTCTTCAACTACTGGTTGGTCTTCAACTACTGGTTCAGTAACTGCTGATGTTTCTTCAGTAACCGGTTCAGTAACTGCTGATGTTTCTTCAGTAACCGGTTCAGTAACTACTGGTGTTTCTTCAACTACTGGTGTTTCTTCAACTACTGGTTCAGTAGCTGCTGGTGTTTCTTCAGTAACCGGTTCAGTAACTGCTGGTGTTTCTTCGGCTACCGGTTCTTCAACTACTGGTTGATCTTCAACTACTGGTTGTTCTTCAACTACAGGCACATCAATGTTAAAAACTTCGTCAATTACATCAGCAACTGAGCTACGACGGTTACGAGACATCTCAGTTGATATACGGCTATGTAATTTAGTGACGCTGTACATTTATTTTATTTAGACATTTTATACTGTTATGTTGTAGATAGGACTTGTCTTTTGCATTGGTTGGAAAGACACAGCTGGATCAGGCATTGNAGGACTGGCGTATTGTTTAACAGCCAACGCACGCAGGGCTTCGGGTTTCAGCACGTAACTTGCTTCCTGGAACTCTCCAATATAGGTCTCCATTGCACTATCTGTAGACCCATAATTCATTAAAATCCATTGGCATCCGTAAGAAAACAAGATTTGAGGATTCACGTTTGTTAAGTCATCAGATATATCCGGAACTACCATCGTAATATTATCGCGATTGAAGTTTATGAGTTCAGTATTGTCATGTGTTTGAGAGGCTTGAGTATAAGTCAATCTTCTTAAACTTGAACTTGACCAAGATAAGTTCACCAATTCTTCCATCTTTGTACCTTTCATTGCTCCTCCGGATAAAATGATCATTTTGTTTTGGAGATTACATACTGGCTCAACAGCTACGTTCTTGCGTTGGTAACTGAACGAAGAGTCAAGTAAGCGCGAACTACATGTATCTTTCAAAATTTGGGCAGCTGCATTAATTACCGTTGTTTTATCTGTATGAAACACCAAGCTCAGCATGAAAGGATCGCTCGAAACGGGACACACAACTGAATTAAACGCATTGTTGTTTATTGCTACGCAACATGCTTCAAATGAAATAGTATTGTAAGCGTAATCTACACCTAACTTCTGGTTCTTCAATCCTACAACTGGTTTATCGTTTTCGTCTGCGTAAATATCAAGTTCTACTAATCTTGGTCCTGCAGGCATCAGCATGGGAATAACTCCGTCGGTAATGTAATCGTACAATTTAGAACCTGGAAATAAAGAGTAAGCAGAAGATGCTACGTAGTAGTCGCATAAACGGTATGCAGGTGTAACAGGACATCCTAAAGGTGCTAATTTCATCACCGTTTTGTATGAATCAAAAAGAGGGGTAGCTGCTACAATTGCTTTCGTTTCCGAAGGAGAAACCAAATTGTAAACTATAAACGCTATAGTGAATACAATTACAAGAGCTAATACAATTATAATGAGTTGTTCAAACCACTCCATTATAATTTACGCCACGAATTAATGGATGCAAAGAAAGCATAACATATAGCTCCTAAAATCAATAACCCACCAACAGCTATCATGTATCCTCTGAACTTCATTGACTTATAATTTGAATAATAAACTACGAAATCCGCGCACAACTTTATCTGGAATACGGTCTTTCATGGATATACCCACTAAACAACATAAGTGGAAATACAAGCAGTACATTCCACATTCTGAATCTTCGTATTGATGACGAGTTTTGTTGTATGTGACTTCCATTGGTTTAGCATGGATCTTCGTTGAGTCCCATTGCTCTTTCCATCGTTTCATTAAGAGTTGGATTTCCTTCTCGGGTTTGTGTGCATACGAATCAAAGTAAGTGATCCTTGGATTTTCGAGTTCAGGTCTTATATCGCAAAACAATGCAATCCAGTGTTGCCCCGGTCCAGTGCTTACGTCTGTATTAAAAACAATACCTATTTGGTTGAATCCTTTTTTGTATATGGTCCGAATGTCCATGGAACACAAAGAACTAACTAAACATTGACCCGTTTTTGAATGTTTACCAAAATCTATGGGAATTGTTCCAAGGTAAAGGTATCTCGGAAATATCTCCTGGAATTTACGTTCCAGTTCGTCAATGTTCACCGAAGACAACCATTCTTCGGGATTGGTTTTCCACGTTGATGGACCTTTGGGTTTATTAAGCATTGAAACGATAATGCATTCTGTAGCTCCGTCGTCGCACTTGTCGCGTAAACGGTACTGGATGGTTTTCCATACTTTATCTGCATCTCCTTTAGGAATAGGAGCCTCACTTGCGTTCTCTTTATTGTAAACTTGGCGCAAGTTTTCTATTTCTTTTGCATCGAAATACATTATAATTGAAAACGGATAATCTTTATATTGAGGATAAACAGCATAAAATGTCGGAAGCTTTACTCGAACTCAAGAAACGTATAAAAGAATACCGCGAATTAGATGACGAATTGCGTCAGTTAAATAAAGTGGTGTATGATAAGCGCGATGCTAGAAAGGCAGTAGAAATGGAAATAACCGAAATTATCAAGAGTCCTTCGTTTGACTCTTTTCGTAAGATGAAGTTGGAAGAAGACGGATCTACTATTCAAATTCAGAGACCAGGTGAATACTCAAAACCATGGTCGTTGTCCCAAAAAGAATTAATGATATTAATCAGTGCGTATTTTCAGGACAATCCAAGTCCTAATGCAGACGGATTGACAAACTTCATTATCCAAAAACGCAAGCAGGATTTAGTGGCTACTGAATTTAATTTGACACGCACGGTTCCGGAATAACATCTTTTATAAAATTAAATGTCGTCGTTGTTAAATGTGGCTCGCCAACAAGTATTGAGACAAATTCCTATGCTTGTTGAAAGATATGAACCTCAAATTGAAGCAAACTTGCGTTCAACATTGACTGCTTTGAAGGCTCAACATCCAGACGAAGCTGCTCTTTTTCATACTAATTGGATGAAACTAGATAAGGTCGTTCGTTCTTCATTGGGAACCAGTGCTTATAGTTTTGTGGATACATTTTACCCAAGAACTGCAGGTAGATCTCGTCGTGGAAAACGAACTTTAAGAAAGAAAAAGAGTAAGTATTAAGAAAGATGCCTGCGTTTCAAGAAACATATAACCCCTACAATCCAGAAAATCGCTTGTTTACCCGAACGGATATTCAAGCGATTCTTAATAAACACAATTGCGATTTCAGGGTCCAAGAAACAAAACATTACCAAACCGCAATGGTACATTCATCTTACGTAAAACGTGCAGAGTATGTAACTCCAAACGGTGACAAAATGAAGTTAGTCGATAAACCTACAGAATGTTTAGGTTTGTTTGAAGAATCTTATGAGAGATTAGAACATTTAGGCGATTCTATTTTAGGAGCATGCGTTTCAACTTACTTGATGGAACGATACCCACAAGAAAATGAAGGATTTATGACAGATTTGAAAAAAGAAATTGTGTGTAACGAAACCTTAGGAACACTTAGTCAAAAAATTGGTCTAGACAAGTATTATGTTATTTCCAGACACAATCAAGATATGTGTTCTGGTCGTACAAACACTAAAAAGCTTGGCGATATTTTAGAAGCATTTATCGGAGCCTTATGGACTGATTGCAATAAAAATTTCAAAATTATATATGACTTTGTAGTTTGTCTGATTGAATTGTATATCGATATTCCGAAGATCCTTCTGAATAATCGTAATTTTAAGGAACAATTGCAGAAACTTATTCAAGCAAAGTTCCACAGAACACCAAAATACGAAGTTATATCGGCTGCTACCAATATGTTTACAATGGCAGCAGTGGATGATGATGGTACGCAATTGGGAATAGGAACTGCTCCTACAAAGAAACAGGCCGAGCAATTAGCTGCGAAAGAAGCGATTGCACGACTTACGAAATAAAAAAATGAAATAAATTACATTTTTACATGACCATTGTCTTTTTTTGACGTGGAAGAGATCTATGTAAGACTTCACGGACTGTTCCGGTTGTTGAAGTCATATCATCGCCTTCTTCAATGCCTTCAATTTGGCGAAGAGCTTCTGCAACTCGTTGTGGCTGATCAGCAAATTGAATAAGTAATTGTGTTCTTATTGTTTCACGTCTCAAAGGAGGACGGGATGTTCGGACTGAACGACTTAGTTTACCAACTCCATTTCCTTCTAATGCAAAGTTATCCACTTCGTTGTCGCGCATGAACTTCAATATGTTTTCTGAATTAGCGGTTTTTCTTTCACGAATTTTCTTGATTT